TTGAGGATTCTCTGGTCATCTACAGATTATCTAGAGCACCAGAACGCCGTATTTTTTATATTGACGTTGGCAATCTTCCAAAAGTAAAAGCAGAGCAATACCTCAAAGAGGTTATGTCTCGCTACAGAAATAAACTTGCATATAATGCTCAGACTGGAGAAATCCGTGATGATCGCAAGTTTATGTCCATGATGGAAGATTTCTGGTTACCACGTAGAGAAGGTGGTCGCGGAACTGAAATCACTACTCTGCCTGGTGGACAAAATCTAGGTGAACTTGCTGATATTGAATACTTCCAGAAGAAACTCTACAGAGCACTTGGTGTTCCTGAATCAAGAATTGCTGCTGATGGTGGTTTTAATCTTGGTCGTTCTTCAGAAATCCTTCGTGATGAACTTAAGTTCTCTAAATTTGTTGGTCGTCTGAGAAAGCGTTTTGCTCAGATGTTCAATGATATGCTCAGAACTCAATTGATTCTGAAAAATATCATCACTCCCGATGATTGGGAAGTAATGAAGGATCATATTCAATATGATTTCATTTATGATAATCAGTTTGCAGAACTGAAGGAAAAAGAAATGGTAGAAGGCAGACTTACTCTGCTTGCACAGATTGAACCATTCATTGGTAAATATTATTCTACAGAGTACGTTCGTAAGAGAATTCTTCGCCAAACTGATGGTGAGATTGTTGAAATTGACGAACAAATTGAAGATGAAATTGCAAAAGGAATTATTCCTGACCCATCAACTGTTGATCCAATAACTGGTCAACCACTTCCACAACCTGTAGGTGAAGGTTCTGGTATGGAAGGAATGGGTGCAGATCCTACTGGAATGGGTCAAGTTCCTGCAGAACCAGACTTGGAAGCACAAGCACAAGCAGTAGATGCTCAGTACCAAGCAGACACTAGGAAAGCTGAGTTATAAATAGATTATATCAATATATTGATTTTTTATGGAAGATGTTATCGATTTGATCGCTACTGGTGGATCTCAATCTGACGTTAGCGACAAAATGAAAGAACTGCTGTATGCAAAAGCAGCAGAACGAGTTGACATTGCAAGACCATATGTTGCTAATGCAATGTTCGGTCAAGAATTTGAATATCCTGAAGTTGACGAAACTGAAAATGAAGTTGAGACTGAAGTTGAAGCGGAAGCAGAAACTGAAGTTGGTGATGAAGTAGAAACTGAAGTAGAAACTGAACCAGAAGAGGAATCAGAAGAATGATTATCAAAGTTCTAGCTGCGGAGGGAAATTTAAATGCCGCATCTAATGTTGATACTGCAACCGTAGTTAGACTTTTTAATGGTCATACTGCTGCACTCGTTATCACAAGAAAAACCTCCGGTGGATCTACACTTGGCAGTTTAACTGTCAATACTAAAGAATCCGTCATACTGGAGAAAGATTCAACCGATACTTTGGAAGCAGCCAGTAATGGTTCTTCGGTAAAAGTAGTAAAAGTAGCTTACAACATTTCATAAGAAAATGAAACTTATCACAGAAGAAGTAACAAACGTACAGGTTATCACCGAAGGAAAAGGTGCTAATAAAAAACTGTATATTGAAGGAACATTCCTTCAAGGTGAGATCAAGAACCGTAATGGGAGAATGTATCCCATCAACACTCTTGCCAAAGAAGTAGATCGCTATTGCGAAACTTTCGTTAACAAGGGTCGCGCTCTTGGTGAACTCGGTCACCCTGATGGTCCTACCGTCAATCTTGATCGCGTATCTCATAAGATTACTTCTCTGGTACAAGAGGGAAATAATTTCAGAGGAAAGGCACAAATCCTTTCTACTCCTATGGGTAAAATTGCATCTTCTCTTCTCGATGAAGGTGTAATGCTTGGCGTTTCTTCCCGTGGTGTTGGTTCACTCCAGACCACTAGTGAAGGATGTAAGATTGTTGGTGAAGATTTCCAGTTGGCAACCGCTGCTGATATCGTCGCTGATCCTTCTGCTCCTGATGCATTTGTTAATGGAATTATGGAAGGAAGAGAGTGGGTTTGGGAAGGAGGAATTCTTCGCGAACAACTCGCTGCACAAACCAAGAAGAGAATTAATACTCTCGTAGATCAAAGACAACTTGAAGAGAAAAAGTTGGAATTATTCAACAATTTCTTATCAAATCTTTGAATTATAAATAAATACATGTAATTAATACACATTAAGTACATATTCAATGTCCGCTGGTAACAATTTACAAGAAATGGAAAACGTAGTAACCAAAGGGGCTGCACCTGCTGAGATGATGCCTTCGGCTGGAATTCCAGTTGAAGATCTCGGCGGTCCTACTCCTGAGAATTCAAGACCCGATGACGACTCCAACAAACTCAAAGAGCCTGGTGCTACTTTGAAGCAAGTTAAGGATGTCGTTAACGCTAAAGCTGCTCCTGCTGAAGAAGTAGAAGCAGACGAAACACAGGAAGTAGTTTCCGAAGCAGAAACAACCGAAGAAGAGGTTGTATCCGAAGAGGAAGTAGCAGCTGACGAAGTTGTTGCCGAGGCGGAAGAAACTGAAGAAGAACTCGTCGAAGAAGAAGGTATCGACATCGAAGCAGATGTTCAGGCACTGCTTGAAGGTGAAGAGCTTTCCGAAGAGTTTGAAGAAAAAGCACGTACAATCTTTGAAGCTGCAGTTAAGACTAAGGTTTCCGAGATGCAAGCATCCCTCCACGAAGCATATGAAAATGCTCTCGTCGAAGAAGTTGCTTCTATCAGAACTGAACTTTCTGAGCGTGTCGATTCTTACCTTGAGTACGTTGCTGATGAGTGGTTCTCCGAGAACGCACTCGCAGTTGAGCAAGGTCTCAAGTCCGAAATTACCGAATCATTCCTTGATGGAATGAAGAGTCTTTTTGAAGATCATTATGTAACTATCCCTGAAGAGAAATATGATGTTCTTGAGAGCATGGTAGATAAATTAGATGAAATGGAAGGTAAACTCAACGAGCAGATCGAAAGAAACGTCGCTCTGAATCGTAGATTAGCCGAGTCCACTGCAGACGTTGTTTTTGCAGAAGTCGCTGAGGGTCTTGCAGACACTCAAAAGGACAAGCTCGCTACTCTCGCTGAAAATGTTGAGTTTGAAAGTGATTCAGACTATCGTGAGAAGCTTGTAACTCTGAAGAAGTCTTACTTCCCAGAGTCCTCCAGCACTCCAAGCACCTCTGAGAATCTTTCCGAAGAGGTTTCTACCGATGAGGTTATTTCCGAGGAAGTATCCCCAATGATGCAAGCCTATTTGGACACTCTTTCCAGAGCTGCCAAAAAGTGATTTTTAAATCATAAACATTCAAACTAACTTTTTAAAGAGGTTTAATTCAAATGCAAATGCCTAATACTGAGGCTCTGCAGGAGAAGTGGGCACCCGTTCTTGATTACGAAGGAATGGATCCTATCAAGGATTCCCACCGTAGAGCGGTTACCGCAGTCCTGCTTGAGAACCAAGAAGCAACCCTTCGCGAAGAAAGAGATTTCCTCTCCGAAGCACCTACCAACTCTGTTGGTGCAAACGGATACACATCCGCTGGCGGTCAGAACGTTGCTGGTTTTGACCCTGTACTGATCTCCCTGATCAGACGCGCAATGCCTAACCTGGTCGCTTATGACCTCGCAGGCGTTCAACCAATGTCCGGTCCTACTGGACTCATCTTCGCAATGCGTTCTAAGTACAGCACCCAGGGTGGTACCGAAGCATTGTTCAACGAAGCAGATACCGCATTCGCAGGTCGTTCTGCAACTGGTCAAGGCACCGAAACCGGCGCTGCTGTTGGTATGGGTACCGACGCTCAAGCTGGTGACAACCCAGGTCTCCTCAACCCACAAGGTTCCCAAGCATACAACACCTACAACGTAGGTCAAGGTATGAACAAGAACGTCGCTGAGGATCTTGGCGATGGCGCTGGTGCATTCAACGAGATGGCATTCTCGATCGAGAAGGTCACCGTTACTGCTAAGAGCCGTGCTCTGAAAGCAGAATACTCCCTGGAACTGGCACAGGACCTCAAGGCAATCCATGGTCTGAATGCTGAAGCCGAACTGGCTAACATTCTCTCCACTGAAATCCTTGCGGAAATCAACCGTGAAGTCATCAGAACCATCTATAACGTTGCTGAGTCTGGTGCTCAAGCAAACGTTGCTAGCGGTGGTACTTTCGACCTCGACGTTGACTCCAACGGTCGCTGGAGTGTTGAGAAGTTCAAGGGTCTGATCTTCCAGATCGAAAGAGATGCTAACGCGATTGCACAGCGCACTCGTAGAGGCAAGGGCAACATGATCC